TGCGCTTATCCGTCACAGCGAAGGCGTAGCGGGTCATTCGATTTTCAACCTTTCGCCCTGCACCAATCTGGCCCCTGCCAGAAGTACGCCAGCCTTCAATTCGTCCCTGATCTTGTTCTTGTCAGGCACTCTCTGCTCGGGAATGACTCTTTCGTACTCTGGCGGAAGCGGCCCGGTGATTTCCACCGCAAGCGGTTTCTTCACGATCTTAGCCCTGAAGGTTCCATCGTTCGCCTTGATCTCGGAGATTCCGACTGCCTTCATGTTGGCGAACAAATACGCCTTCAAGCTCTCTACCTTCCTTGTGGCTGACTGCGCCCGAGCCTTGAGCTTTTCAGCTACCTGCATGACCATTTCTGCTTCGGCCTGTAAGTTCAAGCAGAAGGCGACGATATTCTGTCCCTTCTGGGCAATCGCTCCCTCCAGAGGAGCTATAGCTAGAGCTACTTCTTCTTCGGTCGCGACTTCCGACAGTTCCGAAAGCGCGACTCGATAGGCGTCCGTCAATTCGTAGAGGGTGAGATTCATTGTGTAATCTCCGCGAGAATTTCCCGCTTGAGTGCCCCGATCTTGTCACTCTGAACAGCGATCTCTCCGTACATGGCTACAACCCACCAGCGGTCTCCTTTCCATTTCCCCATGTCGAAGGTGGCGTGAAGCGTCCCGTCGGTGCAAAGCCTTAGCGGACCTTTTCCTTCATGCACGTCCCCGACTGCTACGGGCTTTGCCAAGGAACCTCCGTTTGCTGGCTTGCCCTCACCCGTGGACTTCCACAAGGCGATGACTGCGCCATTCCTGCGCGCTTCGTGGGCCTCTGGAACGTCCGTCAACGCCGCCCAATAAGCGATGCTGTTCTGAATATCGCCGTCCCCGGACCCGGACCCGTCCCCGTACCCGGACCCGTACCCGTCCCCGGACCCGTACCCGGACCCGGACCCGTCCCCGGACCCGTACCCGGAATCAGTCTTTACATTTTCCATTCCGGCACCCTTTCTATGGATTTTTTTCCGAAATTTGAAACGTCCAGGATTTCGACTGCCTGTAGTAACTCGACTGTTACCGGCATGGCGAACTTGCACTCGGACGGGTATTTCACTCCTTCCATGGCGAGTTGCGAAAGACTGGCAGCGCCCTTCCAATACCAGAGGCGGCGAGCGTTTTTCATCTTCACCTCTTGGCCTTTGCGGGAAATTACGTTCCCGGCGAATACGCCAGCGGAAAAGGTCCGCACGATTTTGTAGGATGAATTTTTCATTGATCTGCTCCTTGGTTGAATTATCCTAATGTACTACCGATGTACGTTTACGGCTACGGGTTTTTTTATGTCGGCCGCCAGCCCCAGCGAAGCCTTCCACCGCATCACCCGATGGGGCGGGATGGCGCACGGGACGCCGGTACGAGGGTTGCGCCCGTGATGGCCTTTGCGGTCCACTGGGAAAAAATGGCCAAAGCCGCGCATCTCTATCCGCTGGCCCGCCGCGACATGCCGCACGACGGCGGACAAAAAAGCGTCAACCACGGTACTTATGTACACGCCGATATACCGCCCGTGGGTTGCTTTTTTGACAGCCTCGCATAGGTTCGCCTTGATTGTTTTGGCCGGGGTCCGCCGCACGATGTTCATTTCGGCACCGGCTTCAATCGTTTCAGGTTGCAAAAATCGCACGGCAACAGCAGGCGAACCGTCGAGCAGTTGGGCCACTCCATGCCCATCCATTGCACCCAGCCAATGCCGCGGCATAGATTACACCGAGGTATCATGCCGCCTCCTCGTAAGCCTTCACGGCCCCGCGCATCTCATGCCGTGCCTTCCGCCGCTGGAGACGCTCCCCGCCCTCGTAGGCGCCTAGATACCCTTTGACGGCGAGGTACAGGGCGCTTGCCGCCTCCGCTTTCCGGCGCATCGCCTCCATGGGTGCGCGGAACTTGGCCGCCAGGGCGTCACGCTCGGAGATCTGCGTTTCCCTGGGTGGGATAAGCGCGGTGTCGCAGGTTGGGATGTTGATGCTCATATCACGACTCCACTTTCGAGGAAGGCGCGGATAAACTCGGCGGCGAGTCCGGGGACGATGGCGTTACCGTACCCCTTGAGGGCTGCGCGACGCGCGGCTGGCGTCCAAAGGTTGCCCCGATTGTCCTGATAGCCTCGTCCCATATCTGGGGGTAGCCTTGTAACCAGCGGGAATGAGCCGGATTCAACACGGCAGAGGACGTAGGCTTTTGATTTTGGTTCCCATCGGGGGATGAGATCGAAGCAGTCCCAGCCTGGGCCGTAAGCGTGTCCGCCACTCCCCGGCTGTGACGCATCCTCGCTGATTCTGAATCCTCCGCGCGAGGAGTTGCCCAGCCCGCCATTACCCGGAGCGTCGGGTTTTTCTCCCGCCCTCGGCCGCCGCTGGTGTTCTTGTCGTCCGAGGCTTGCGGCGTCACCCAGCCGTGTATTAGGTTCGCTTGATCCGGGAGAAAGAAATCCGCCGAATCCCTCTGCGATCCGTTTGCTCCTGTCACCCCGCCTTTCCAGTCGTTCGATCGAGGGGTTCTCCACCCTGCTAGTTTCGCTACCTCCCGCAGATTCGACGACGCGCCGCCATTTCTTCCCTTCTCCGCTCGGCCCCGCATCGCCTTGTTCATCGCCACCGAAGATTTTTCGCAGTCCGTCGAATCGAAAACCTGGGGCGTAGGCCACCCAATATAGCCGATGCCTTGGGTGCGGGGCATTGATGCTCGCAGCGCACAAATCAGCCGCCGCGCAGGCGTAGCCCGCACTTTCCAAATCAGCAAATACTCCATCGAGCCAAACAAGGCCATCCGGGCTACTAACCTGCTCGCCAAAGATGACGCCAGGGCGTCGCTCACGGATGAGCGGGAACCAAACCGGCCATAGGTGACGAGGGTCTTTATCTCCCCTTCGTTTACCGGCCGATGAAAAGGGCTGGCAGGGACAGGATCCGGTCCACACGGGGGCGGATTCGGGCCATCCGGCAAGTCGCAAGGCGTAGGCCCATCCTCCGATGCCGGCGAAGAAATGGGCGGTCTCCGGAACATCGCCGGCGCGAACATCGACAATTGATCGCTCATCTACGACGCCTCCCGGAATCTCTCCGAGGCGAATCAATTCCCGGAGCCAGGTGGCAATTTGCGGATCGAATTCGTTGAACCACAACTACGCCCCCTCCAGGTACGGCCGCGCCAAGGGGCCATCGGTCACCGTCCAAAACGCATTGCCAAAGCCGCGGGCTTCGACGTACGAAAACAGCCTCCGCTCAATCGCCAACGCGTTGCCTAAAATCTTGTCCCACGAAAGGCGCGTCTCGGCCAAAAGCAAGCACCCTTCCGAATCCTCCGCTTTGTTTCCCGCATGGGCGTAAATAAATTCAAAGCCTGTTACGCCGCGAAGCCAAATCATTTCCCGCTTGAATTTTGGTGACAGAAGTTTTGCCAGCTTGTACCGCCCCGCAGGGATCGCCGTCTGCCCGTGGACCTTGACGCCGGGCACCCGCAAGCGGTCCTCCAGCACGGCGGCTTTCCATTGCTCCCCGTCAACAATGAGCAGGGAGGTAACGGAGGAGTTTGTGTACGATATGCGCGGGGTCCAGATTTCTGTGGTCATTCTACCAATTCCTCGGGGCGGAAATGCTTGGGGATGTATATGCTCATTTCAGGCTCATGGTTAATTGTTCATTTTTTTTAAATCTTTTTTCCGCATCTTCCATATTTTGGATAGCTTGCTTGAAATATGAGTCCTTCAACTCGATACCGATAGCTTTCCGTCCCATCGAAACAGGGCTAAAGACCTCAGAGCCAACGCCCATAAATGGGGTCAAAACCGTTTCCAATGGATTGGAGTACAATTCGCCAATCCTATCGATGACGTCGAGTTGCAAAGGGTGAACGTGCTTTTCATCGTCCTCATCTCGGCTATCCTTGAACGGCAGAACATTATCAATCCGAATATCGTCCCAAACCGATGAGGCATACCTCTGCCAAGTGATATGAGACAGTTTGTTTTCCCTCGGGTCGCCTTCAAACGCTTTCCACTTCGCCCGGAAGTCTGCGTAGTTCCCATAGGTTTCTTCATGCTCTCGGAGAAACGGAATAGCCCCAAAGTATTCCGTCAGCCCGAAAGGATGGGTAACAGGAACGGCGTTATCCCCGTTTTTGGTGAATACCAAAACGTAATCCGGCATGGCCGTAAAACATTTTGTCGAATCCTCGATTATGAATTTATGCATCAGACTTTGGACCATCGTTCGCATCCGCACCTTCAGAGGTTCTTTCCAAATAGTTATCCGGTTCCGATAATTAAACCCGTGCTTCTCATGGAGTTTGATTATTTCATGAGGAAAGTCCCAAAGGAAACATCGATTGTCGAATACATCGGTACAATGGACAGCGTTAATCCTCCCAGGCTTCGTTACTCGCGCCATCTCCGCTATCAGGAAATCATACTGTTCTAAAAACTGCTCTTTGCTGTCGCAGTTTGAAAAGTCAGCCTCGGAGCTGGAATAATTGTACAGGCCGGCGAAAGGCGGGGAATAGATGCTTAGGTCTATGCTTGCGGATGGGAGCGTAGGCAGTACAACCATACAATCCCCGTTATAAATCGCGTAATTGTCGGTTACTACCTGGTCCTTTATCATGCTAGTTCCTTTATGAAAAACGGGAGCATTATTTCCTTGTCGAATTCCTTGGTCTTGATTTTAAAATCCGCGTTCGTTTGGACGGAAAGATTGTCGTACATCTTGATAGCCTTGTCCTTTTTTATAAGAAGGCTCTGCATGATTTTTGTTTGGCCGTCCGACAGGATATTATCAACGGTCACCGGACGTTTTTGTCCAAATCTCCAAAACCGCCGTATCGCTTGATAATACTGCTCATAGGAATAGGTAGGAAAATAAGTAGTGTGGTTGCAATGCTGCCAATTAAGGCCGAAGGCGGTGATAGATGTTTTCGTGATTAACTTTTTAATCTCTCCCTTGGAGAACGATAGGAGTATCTCCTCCTTTTCGTCTATATCCATCTGTCCTCTAATCTCGACCGCTGTTTTATCCAGCTTGGAAATCAAAGCGGCCTCATCGTTTAAGTTTACCCAATAAACAGACGTATCACGTTGGTTGGCTTTCGATACCGCCATTTCGCATCTATCGTTTATGGTAGCGCGAACCTCGGCCCGAATCTCAAAAAAGTTTGTCGCAGGAAAGTTCAATAGTGACGCTTGGCCGTTAATTTCCAATGGGTTCAAATTGGCTATTACCGTTTCCTTCTCTATCAATTCAGGAAGTGTATATTTTTCGTCGCTATATCCCATGTCCGAAGGCTTTCGCATAGATATTCCCCAAGACGAAACCCATCTCCAAAAATCCTTTTGCGCGTGCTCCTTTAAATACCATTCGCTGCCAGCGTGTCGAAGGTCGATAGAATTTCCATTATTTTTAAAAAACTTGGTCAGCATATCGGTATAGCCTAAATACCCAATGGCCTCGGATGAGGTGCCTAGCTCTACATAATCGTTCGGGCTTGGGGTCGCAGTGAAAAGATAGCGATATTTCATCTTCCGTAAAAAGCTGGTTATTTGTTGCTTGGTAGCCCCTTCAAAATTCTTGAGTATTGACGATTCGTCCAGTATGACGCAATCAAAATTCTCTGGCTTGAATTTATCCAAACGCTCATAATTGCATACCACAATCTTGGTCGCAAGCCGTCCGTCCTTGGAATAGGAAATGTCGTCTATCCCGAACTTTTCCGCCTCTTTAATGAATTGAAAAGCGACAGCCAGAGGCGTAATAATCAATACAGGTTTTTTCGTATGATGGATATAGTTTTTAGCAATAGCCAGCTCGATTATCGTTTTGCCTAACCCGGTGTCCAGAAAAACCGCGCACCGACCTTTTTTTATGGCAAACTCTGCAACATGCTTTTGAAAATCAAACATCTGATCAGGGATGAAATTAGGGTTTATTCCAAAATCAACTTGGGAATGACGCTTGTTATTCAAAAACTGTTGATATGTCACGCTACCCGCCTCCCGTATTCCCTGCACCCCGCCACAAGCTGGCCGGAATAGCCCCTAGCCTTCGCCGTGTCCTGCTTGGCCTTGCGCTCCGCCCGCCATTCCGCCGCCGCCCGCAACGCTTCCCGTTCCCGCTCCCTGCGCCGGCAAATCCGCTTGCACGCCCGGTATCGCTCAGGGTTGCTTTCCCGCCACGCCTTCGCGCTCGCTATTTCTTCCTCTCGGTGGGCCAGGTAATAAGCCCTGCGCCTGGCGCTCTGGTCTTGCCACGGCCTGACCCACGCTTTGCGCGGCGCCATGTACCGATGCTTGCGGCAATACCCTAGCACGTTGTTACGGTTCAGATTTTTGCAGCATCCGCCAAATTTACAATTCACTGTATCACCTTGGTTTTTAATTTGGAAATATCCGCAAACGACTTGGCGATAAACCGCGACGGCTGATACTCGCACACGTCTTGATGTTCCTTCACCTTATGCTGCGCCCGGCACGACGGGAACCAAAAGCACTTGCCGCACCCCATCACCCATCGCGTCTGCTCCGGCGTGCCAATGCAAAGCGTCTCCGGCACCTGGCCGATTAGCGTATTGCTGCCGTGCATAGAGTGGCGGGTAAGGTCTTTTTCCCGGTGCTTGCTCATTGGGTTTTACGCATTGGCGACAATCAACTCCTCTTTGAAGCCGGAAATGGATTCGTGGGCGTCTCCGCAGGTTTTGGCCCGCGGGCTGACGCTCATGTAGTAGACCCGCTCCGTGCTGCCGTCGTGGCCGCAGAGGAACTGCAAGCCGTTTTTATCCTTGAGGAGCGCCCGGTTGATGTGACCATTCACGCCCCCACCGATTGGAATTGTGTCGGTGTGCATGATGGCGGCGCCCGTTTCGATCAGATAGCGGTCATGGCCCATGCGCTCGATCATGATGCGCTGGATTTCCATGTTTTTTTCAACCGCTATTTTGTCGGCGGTGATGGCCTCTGGAGCCAGAATTACCCAGTCCGGGATTGGCTGGACACCATGGATGGCGTAAAGCCCCATGCCATCCCTGTATTCGATGGCCATTCTATTTTCGTTGTGAAGCTGCCCTTGGTCATCGAGATGGATTGCTTTCGGCCTATCGGTGGCCACCACAATCCCATCCAAGGCCCACCAATACCCGATATTCGGCGCAAGAGCTTTCCATGTCTTCCCGATGCCAATCTGGACACCCAAAACCTCCTCCATGTACTCCATATAGGCCGGCCAGCCAGCCCAAAAAGATCCCCCTAAATACGCATACCCAGCGGAACCGACGGCGGAATCGACGGCGGAATCGACGGCGGAACCGACGGCGGAACGGACGGCGGAACCGACGGCGGAATGGACGGCGGAATGGACGGCGGAATGGACGGCGGAATCGACGGCGGAATGGACGGCGGAACGGACGGCGGAATCGACGGCGGAACCGACGGCGGAATCGACGGCGGAACGGACGGCGGAACGGACGGCGGAATCGACGGCGGAACCGACGGCGGAATGGACGGCGGAATGGACGGCGGAACCGACGGCGGAACGGACGGCGGAATCGACGGCGGAATGGACGGCGGAATCGACGGCGGAACGGACGGCGGAATCGACGGCGGAATCGACGGCGGAATTGAATTTTATTTCAGGGATGTATTTCCTCAGTGCCTCAATTGTTGCGCCTATCAGCATCGCTGCCATGACGCCAGCGAAGGGGGACTCAAGCCACACTACGCAGCGGATTGGCCGCTGTTTCGCCTCTTTGTAGAGGACATACAGAAACCTTTCGGCCTTCACACGATCGCATGGTGATGTATCCAGGCCGCTTCCAATCCATTTCTGGACATAGGCTGGGAATAAGCCCTCTTGCTCTTTGGAAAGCCGTGTGATCATCAGTCCTGCGCCCTTTCCTTCCTGGCGAAGTCTGCCTGGAACCAGACCTGGAAAAATTGTTTGGCCTTGACCGCTATCTTAATCCACGCATGCTCGGGGTGCGTGATGGAGAAATCTGCCAAAGCCTCGATGGCGGGGCCAACCTGAAAGCGGGCGTGCGCTTTGAGGGAGGGCGCAGACTGGAAAATTTTCACGCTCGGGGACTCGTCCACGATATGCCGACTGCCTTTGGTGGAGCCTGGTGCGAGTTGCCGGCTTTTCAATTCCTCGCCCATGCCTTCTATGGTTTTGACCCGCTGGACATAGATGTCGCCTTGGCGGGCAACCTCGCCGATTTGGAGCGAGACGACCCGCGGTTCTGGGAGATGCTTCGCACTCTCACGGATGCGACTGATGGTTTCAAGGGTTTCGGTTTTCATAAATTTTTCCTATTTGGTTGAGAGGAATTGATTGCCCACCACGCGCCCGCGTAGGGTATGTGGACCTGCGTCGGAGAACCGATTAGGGGCGCGTGATGGGGGAAGTAACATTTTCGATTCTCCAGGTCCACATGGTGAGAATAATAACGAGGCGGTTTTATTTTGTCAAGCGGTATCGAAAGATTTTTCGCCCGCCAGCCGTGCGCCCCTCGTACTTCGCCGGGCCGATGTTTTTCCCGCCTTGGCGCAAATCCGAAACGGTGGAGTGAGGCGCGCAGTCGCCCAGTGCTGCCAGCTCGATGGACGTGGCCCCACGGGCGCGGCCCAGTAATCGCATGGCCTTGCGGTAGCGGTCGGACTACTGGAGTTTGTCGGGGCGAATCATGCTACCCTCTTTCTGCTTGTATTTCCAATCATCGCTATTGCTTCCGTCGATCCTGGGTCGGGAATCATTACGTCGATGCCGGCCCCAAACTCTTGCGCCCGTTTGTACAGGTCAGAAAATTCGTCGGTCTTGAGTCTATGCGTTGGTAACGCCCGTTCTTTTATCTGCCCGTCGAACCCCTTCACGTTTTCGCAATGGCCGATAGCAATCAATACCTGCTCGTGGACATAATCGCGGTCGCGCTTAAACAAAGCTTTAGCCTTTACCGCCGCTTCTAACCAATGAACAACCTGCGTGTCAGCGCCAGTGTATAAATTTTCTACACCCAGCCAGCGCTCGGCTTTACCAATCCCCTCTTCGGTTAAGGTGGCCGCGCGCATTTTTTCATCTAAATTGTAATCCTCATTTTCTTTTAACCCCGCCACAAACTTGGCAATGTCAACATATTTTTCAGTAGCTTCTTCAGCTGGAGCTGAAATAATAAGCGGTGTCCGCGCTTCGTCAATTAAAATAGAGTCAACTTCGTCCACTATGGCATAATGCAATGGCCGTTGGACTTGCTGGTTTTTTTGCCAAACCATATTGTCGCGCAGATAATCAAAACCAAATTCATTGTTGGTGCCATATGTTATATCGGCTTCGTAAGCTTTCCGCCGCGGCACCTCCTTAAGCCCATTATATGTCTCATCTTCATTCGACGCCTCGGGATCATAAACAAACGCGCGCTCATGATTAATGCAGGACGTCGTCATCCCCAAAGCATAGTAAACCTGGCCCATCCACACCGCATCACGACGAGATAGATAATCATTAACCGTAACCACATGCGCCCCTTGGCCGGCCAGCGCATTTAAATACACCGCTAAAGTTGCGGTTAAAGTTTTACCTTCACCGGTTCTCATTTCGGCTATTTGGCCTTGATGCAATACGATTCCGCCAACTAATTGCTCATCAAAATGCCGCTGCCCCAGGGCACGCTTAGCCGCCCCTCGAACACACGCAAAAGCCTCGGGTAAAATATCGTCTAAAGACTTACCGCCTTGAAGTTGGGTTTTAAACCCGGTTGACTTAGCTTTTAATTCTACTGGCGATAATTTTTCAACTTCTGGCCCTAATTCATTTATTTGCTCAACCAAAGGTTGTAGGTCGGCCACTACCCGCACATTTGGATCGCCAAAAATTTTGGATAAAAAAGACATACCCAGTATATCAACCTTGCCCGGCTATTAATAGCCGATTAGGCTTCGTTTAATTACAAAAAAAGATGGCTGTATATACATAGACCAACATATAAAATCAGTGGGGGTAAGGCTAGGCAAAGTTGTATTACGGGGCATACAGTACGATTTACTCTACTATGATTTGCCTGCTTTGACAAGGGGAACTATGTCGGATAGAATAATAGCAATACTAAAAAACTCCCAAAAACATAAAACGAAAGGCTTAACATGCCGTATATGTATCATATTGAAACCCGTGGAGATAATACCGTCGGGTTCAAAACTTTTCTCCATTCGCGCATAGTCGCAGGAGATGTCTCCGCTACCGCGGATGTCGGTTGCTACTTACTCGATGATGGCGTCAAATTTTCAGTTCTACCTGACGCAGTCACGATTTACGCCGAAGAGGAACGCCAAATTGCCGCTCTTTTACGAAAGATCCCGGCCGCAGCCAGGCGTACTTGCTGCTGCAGGATTGACCTTAGAGGGTTTTTCGCCTCATCAGCCATAAATTCCTCGTAAAGTTCGCTATCCATAAGTTAAACCTC